ATTTATCTTGACGTGCATCAAAGATATCCTCATCACCACTGGCGAAAGCGGATCTGAGCTTTGACTGGCGGGTAATTCGTCGGGGTCTTCCTGTTTCATACCGAATTCCTGTTGGACAATCTATGGCTATATCTTCATCAGCGACTTTGGTTTTCTTAAAGTCACCAATCATGTATTTGGCTCCAGCAAACATTGCTGCTGCTGATCCAATTACAAGAAGTAATTTACCATATTTTGAATTCAGTAATCGATCTTTCACTTGCTTGAACTTGCTACTATAATAGGTCCAAGTATCCGATCTAAATATGGGTGCCTTGTTTGCAATTACAAGAGCCAATGTTTCTTCACATTCGATTTTGCTACATAACAATAATAATGAATCTATAGATTCTTTAATGCCAGCAACTTCGATGCCAGAATAGTTAGGTCCTTCTACGTATCTGGTTCCATCCTTAATTATCCATTGATTGATTTCGGCTACTTTGATAAAATCAGAGTAGTCGTGAATCTCTCGCTGAATAAATTCAGGATCAAATACAGATGCGCCGAAGCGATCTAAAACTTCCTGGGCAATCTCGTTGTTGACATTATGAATCTGTTTCAATCCACTTCTTAGTGTCATGGTAGCTAAATGTCCGTAAAACCACATTGCAATTCCTGTTCGCATTTTACTGACACTCATACCAGAAGGGGTGGCTTGTCTATTAGGGAGCAATTTTTGGCATATTCGCTCAATATCTTCAACTTTAGGAGTACGAGATTCTAAAATCCCTTGTTCTCTCCTATAATATTGGATATAATGAGCAATTGCTTCTTCAATTGCATGCTCAGCATTATCAAAAGTTTTAACATGCTGCATAGTCCAAGTTCCAGGCGTTGTTTCGGCTGGTTGATACAACTCTAAACGAACTTTCTTATTCCCTAAAAGGGGATCTGATTTCGCTGTCTCGGTTGGAATAAATCTAATCTGATAATCCAATCTTCGTAAGAGTGCATCTTGTGACTTAATCGCCTTTGATGTCGGTACATCGCAGTTTGATGAAGCCACTACCATTTTCGAAACAAATTGAATTCCTTTCGATTCGAGGTCTGCTTGGTTTGTTGCGAAGGGAGCATTACTAATCCAGTTAATGAATTGTAATGCTGATGATGTTCCTTCCAACGCACCGTCGGCGTCTTGGAAAATATCGTCTACTACTACACAATATTGTCCTTTGTATCCTGTTAAATACTTGTCTCCAAAATTTACTGTGACCAATTGATCACCAGTACTTTCTGGCACTCCAAATTCAGCTTGTGTTTTCAAGACTGAAAGCATCATATTCGTAAAATAGGTTTGGAAAACTGATTTTCCACAACCTGCCTTTCCAGTTAACATGAATACAGCGGGACGAAATCGTGAAAAATTATCAACATGATTTTTAAAAGTTGATTTAGAGATGGTCTTAATCTCTTTCAGCATCAAGTTGACATTTTGTAGCAGAGTTCTACTTTCTGCGTTAGCGTTGTCATCGAAGAGTTCGCGTTGTACGATAGTGAGTACTTTTTCTACATATTGTAGGCGTTCTCTCCACTTCGGGTCTACCATGACTGATTGTAAATTCACGGCATTGGTGATGTAATAATAATACTCAAAGAAGTATCGCTTCTCTAAGCTTTTCGTTACGTCGTCTTCCAAATCGATTCCATTAATCATTTGAACTAACTGTGAATCCACTCCGTGCATTGTATTTCTCTCGACAAAATCATATGTCCATGTACAAAAATCTTTAATAAAAGATTGAAATGCATAGGCACCTGATTTAAATTTTGCAAAATTTTGACATCCTGCAATTAATTTATCCCATCGAGATACTCTAAATGCTGCATTCGTTGGTGATGTTCCTACCAAATAAGCTGCAAATGTGGCTGAGGCTCCAGCAACTACTGCTGCAAGGAGAGCTGGTGAGTTTGCTCCAAACTTCTCTACATATTTAAAGAGTTTGTCTCCTGTATCTTTAATACAATTGACAGATTCATAAAATGTTTCTTCGAAGCCTGAAGGCTCAGCATCTCTACTAACAGACCCTTCCTGGGGTTGACTAGGGCTATATAAGTAGTTGAAGATGGTTTCTGAAGCCGATCTTGCTGCATTGTGAGCTTTCGTGATACTCGCATCCAAAAATTCCCAAGCATAGTGAGCAATTTCTTTCAACACAGTTGAAATTGATATACCCACTAAACCCATCATTTGAGCAAATACACTAATTAAACCAGAGACATTTGGACTGGAACACATTGTTATACATATAACAATCCATTGGTCTACGATTGATTTTTCGTGATATTTGCCAAAAGCTGCAAGAACAGCTCTTAATGAATGGATTAATGCTTGATAGGAATTTGAAACTAAACCAGATGGTATGGCTTGCTTTCCTTCACGAGCTAGTTGTCTTTCAATTTTATAAGCTTGTTTTCGAAGCTTATGTTTAACTTGACGATCCATTTTAGCTTGTTGTCTCTTCTCAGTGAACTTGCTAACTTTTCGCTGATGTTCGTTGATTATCCGTAATGTCTTTTGAGCTAAACGCTGAATAGGTTTTGACAATTCTTCTTCTATATCTTCTTCAATTCCTGACGGAACCATATCCGTTTCCATAGAATATAGAGGATCAAAACTATCTGCGATAGCAATGGGATGTGATGGTATAACTCGATGGTATTCTTCTCGAGGTTCAAATTTTCCACTAAAGAGCCTTTGATCGGGTCCTTCAAAACTAAAGGTATAATCCTTGAATTCCTTGAACGAGAACAAACTTCGATAGCGGTCAACTGAATAATACAATTTATACCACGAGTATGCTTCTTCAACATCAGATCTGCAATATGGATGATCGCAGGCCCAATGTGGACAAAGGGTACATTCCGATTTGTATAAGAAAGGTAATTTGAAAAATTTATCAAGTAGATTTTCTGATGCGAT